TTTAGCTTTGATACAGTATCGACCGACGAGGCCGCCGACGAATGGATAAGAGGTATTACCGGCTTAACCCCAAGCGGTAGTTTTTGGCGTGATACTCCTGAAGCTTGGGCAGCTTCGGGTAGACACCCAGCCTCTTTAGAGCGAGGTCGTTTTATTGGCAGAATGCCGGCGCCTGGGGACAAGGCAACAGCGGCGTGGGAAATGCCTGAATTGTCTGGTATAGAACACCTTTCAGCAGCGAAATATGCTTTTCTTCCAGATGATTATACGATAACTGGAACAGGTGGAATTGGTGGTTATCGCTATCCTACATCTGGTGTTGGTTTGGCTGGTTGGGGCTATGACAAAGCTGCTCATGAATCGGATTTAAGAAGGTTTTATGGTGACGATGTTTACGAAGGTTTGAGAACAACCCCAGATAGTTACGGAGGAACACGTTGGTTAACGCCTGAAGAAGAAGTTATACGAGCAAGAGAAAGGGGTTGGATATAAACTATGGCTAAATTAAGTACAGCAGATAGAGCAGCACTACCAGCGAAAGACTTTGCGGGACCAGACCGCAGCTATCCAATTAATGATGCTAGTCATGGTCGAAACGCCCTAGCGCGGGTCGAGCAGCATGGAACACCTGCATTGAAGAAGCGGGTAACAGCAGCAGTAAAACGAAAATACCCAAATATGCAGGTAGCATAGGAGAACACATTATGCCAATGGTAGAATATTTTGATCCGGGGACCCAATCTAATAAGAAAATAGAATTTGCTTATACCGCACTAGGTAGACAACAAGCGAGAGATTTTATAAAGAAAAAGTCTGGAGAAGCTGCAAGAGGTGGATACATGATGCCTAGAGAAACAAAGAGTATAAAACCAGGAACTAAATCTCCAGCTAGATCTGGTCATACACCTGGCGTGAAAGGTACTGGTCAAACTAAACCAGGCGATCATCATCCACCTAAAATGAAGAAAAAGCCAGAGAAAGAAGTCAAGTATGTTGACGATGATCCCTTTGAATTCGATAAAAAATCTACGGTTCGATATGGTGGTGAAAACTATTAAGCAATGGCTATTATAAAGAACATCACTAAGCTGATTGTTCCTGCGTATGGTAAAGGTTCCAAAGACGTTATTACTTATATAAACGAACAGGCTTGGTCAGCAGGTGCTGACGTTGGGACCATATCCCTTAACGGGGATTTTTATTCTGTTATAGGATCACAAGGTTTGGTACCTGAATTATTATTATTACAGGCTACCATAAATGCAACAGCAACGTCTATTCCTGTAACTAATAGCCCTACAGGCTCTGTGAACTCTTTAAGTGCCATCGCTCCCACAGGTTATGTTTTAATAGAAGACGAAGTGATTCAATATACGAGCATTACACCGGCCGGTTCTAGTGTGAGTGGTTATGACGAATTGACGTTAACATCCAGCGCCTTACGTGGTGTAAAGGGTACGACTGCGGTAACGCATACTGTTGGTGTCTTACCTATTACAGAGATTTTATTTGGTACTGTGTCAAATATAGAATACAACAAGAACACAGAAGTTTTTAACGTGTGGACCCAAACTACTCAACGCGTTTACCAAGGATATTCTTCGCAATCCTCTACTGTGACCACCCATTTGATACCATGCCCAGATAATACAGTAACCTTTTTTGAAGTTGACGGCGTGGCATCGTGAGTCTTTCCATTGCATTAGCAAATGGCCTCCCAAAGGAGGAAATCCGTGCTTTATTATTATCAGAAATGCAACGACGCATGGAGGCGCGGAAGACTCGCTGGACAGCACTCGATGGTCCACAGAGGAAGTTTGTTGATAGTGAGCATCCTCATATACTGTTTGGCGGAGCGCGAGGAGGTTCAAAAAGTGTTGGAATGCTTCTAGCATTTCGCAAGCATGCAGAGAAGTACGGACGTGAGGCGCAAGGCCTTCTGTTCCGCAGGTCATTCCCAGAGACTGGTGAGTTGGTGAAACTGGGTCAGTATGTCTTCGTGCAAGAAGGTTGGGAATGGAAAGTCGGGGAGCGAAAATGGGTCTCTCCCAGCGGATCCGTGCTACAGTTGAAACACCTAGACGAGGATTCCGATGCTATGAAGCTTCAGGGGTTTTCGGTAACTTTCCTAGGTTTTGACGAACTCGGGAACTGGCCATCGCCAGAACCTATCGATATGCTACAGGCTACGATGCGTTCTGCTGCTGGCGTACCTGTGCTATTCCGAGCTTCTGCTAACCCAGGCGGGCCAGGACATAACTGGGTAAAAGAAAGATATATCGATACTCAAGACGGGGAATCGATTTTTATTCCGTCTAAGATACAAGATAACACTCCTCTGATGGAGAATGATCCGGGTTACGTTGAAAGAATCAAAAAGAGTGGACCAGAATGGCTCGTAAAAGCATGGTTAGATGGTGATTGGAACATAGCACCGGGTGCTTTCTTTGAAGGCGTTTGGGATCCAACAAAACATGTTATTGAACCTTTTAAAATACCATTAGAATGGAAACGGTGGAAAGCATACGATCATGGGTATAAATCTCCAGCTGGATGTGTCTGGTTTACGCAAGACTATGATGGTATAATCTATATCTACAAAGAGCGTTATTGGAGCTCTAAACCTAACAAAGGAAGTGAAACCCCGATAGAGGAGATCGCCAGGGAGATTAATGAAGCTGAAAGTAGTGAGAAAAAACTCAAGATTAAATTCAAAAGTAATGTGGCCGATTCAGCGATTTTTATGCGAGACGGTCGCCAGAAAAGCGTTGCAGATGTTTTTGCTGATTACGGTATTATGTGGGAGTCTAGCGCAAAAGGTCCAGGATCTAGAGTGCAGGGCTTGCAAGAAATTGTGGACCGCTTGGCAAATAATAACCTTAAAGTTTTCAACACGTGCAAGCATTGGTTACGTACGGTGCCGTCTTTACCTGCTGACCCCAAGAGAGTGGAAGATATTGATACATCTGCCGAAGACCATTTGTTTGACGCGACGCGATATGGATTAATGTTGAGACGGGCAAGAAGTGTGAAACCAAAGCCCAAACCCGCAGCACCTAAGCGATTTACTTTTGAGTGGTTGACTAAAATAGACGAACTATACGATAGGAATGAATCATGGCCGATCTAGGTATATTATCAGTAAATGTAGAGTCAGGCGTTGGGAGTAACATTCCGTCCGATGCTAGTGGCATGCTCAAGAAGTGTCAAAAGAATATTAGCCTCTCATACAAAAAGTGGAAGAAGTATTACAAAGAAATAGAGCATAATCGTGTTTATGCGTTAGGTAAGTTAAACCCTCGATCTATCACAATGGTCCCCTCTCAGAATATGCAAGAGGGCGGTCGCTCGATAAAGGGTAACATTATACACGCAACGCTTCAAGGCTTATTACCTCATATTTATGCTAAGAATCCTGAGATAAGAATTCGTCCACATAAATATGTAGAAGCTGGTAGTTCTGAATATAGGGTGGCTGATTTATTCTCTGCAACATTAGAGACAGTTTTGAATGAGTCGCTCAAGAAAGCAGATCTTAAGAAAGTAGCAAAGCAAGTTATAAGATCATGCATGACCAGTAAAATTGGTATAGTTAAGGTAACATACCAACGTGATTACTATAAAGACCCACTTGTAAGCCGACAATTCAACGACGCACAAGATAGTTTAGCTCGATTGCAGTCAGATGTAAGGGAGTTAATGGCAAATGATACATATGGCGGCGAAAAAGATGAGTTGATAGAGGAAGTTAAAGAGACAATGCTCGGGTTGCAAGATCGCGTAGAGGTTATGCAACGAGAAGGTTTGAATCTTGGCTTTGTGCGTCCAGAAGATTTCCGTATGGATACCTCACTAGATACCCTTCAAGAATATCAATCAGCACAGTGGATGGCTAACGTAACATGGATGACACCATCTGATGTTATGGACAGATTCCAGATATCTAAAAAAGAGGTAGAAGAATTTACAATATACCGTAGAACAGATGCTGGTATATTGAATAGATTGACAAGAGATGATGCTGTACAAGCTAATAGCACAGAAGATGTTAATCTGGCAGTAGCTGTTTGGGAGTACTGGGATAGAACAGCGCAAACCGTGTTTACATTCGCAGAGGGCGGTAAGAAATGGTTAAAAGAGCCATTTCATCCAAACAGGTTGGGTGAGAAGTTTTTCCCATTCTTTTTGCTTGGTTTGAACTGGGTAGATGGTCAAGAATGGCCAATATCTGAAACAGAACTTTTGTTATCATTACAAGACGAATATAATACCATACGTACACAACACTCTAAGCATCGAGAATTATCTGCACCATTTTTTGTTGCCGATGCTTCACGTGTAAACTATGAAGATATTGAGGTTTTTAGCAATGCTGCTATTGGTGAAATCGCTTTAATTAACGCATCAGGTCAAAACGTTAATACTGTTTTTCAACCTGCAGTTCCGCCGCCTATGAATCCCCAAGTATATGATACTGCTCCGTTGAGAACAGATATGGAGTGGATTAGTGGTTTGGGTGATGCTCAACGAGGCGGTGTAAATCGGGCCAAAACAGCTACAGAAGCTAACATTCAACAAGCTGGCTTGGCAACACGCATTGCAGAGAAAGTCGATCAAACTGAAGACTGGTTAAAAGAATTAGGCTGGTTCGCTGCAGAGATACTATTGCAAGAGATACAACCCCAAAAAGCTATGGAAATAGCTGGCCCTCAAGCATTTTGGCCGATATTAAACAAGCAGCAATTATATGACTCTGTTTTTATAGATATAGCAGCGGGTAGCACAGGCATGCCAGATACCAACGAAGAAAGAATGCGTTGGATTGAATTAATGCCGATCATCATGCAAAACATAGAATTGGTACAACAAATGCGCTCGTTTGGTGTTCCAGATGAATTTAACCCATATGTACAATTATTAGAAGAGACTTTTGCTAGATTTGATGAGCGTATCGATATTTCTAAATTCTTACCGCCTATGCCGGAAGAAATGCAGAAAGTAATGCAACAAAACCAAATGATGCAACAAGCTATGGGACAAGGAGGACAACAAACACAGACTAATGCTGTACCACCACCGCAGGGCTTAAATGAGATTCAAAACGCCCCACAAAATAGAATAGATCAACGCACAAGGAATCAGTACAGGGAACCACAGGGAGAGATCTAAATGGCTGAAGAGCAAGCAACAGTTGCTAGTGAAGATTTACAAGCACAAACATTGGAGGTAATGGAGAAGGAACTAGAATCTATACAAGCCCAAGAGGAGGAAGTTAATGTCGAAGTCCAACCCGAGGCCGATGAAGAGACCAACACTAACGCTCCCACCTACCAAGAAGCTGAGGCAGCGCAGCAAGCACCCGTCGACACGGAAGATGATAGAACAGAGACACCAACAAAGGCAGTTTCAAGCAGCGAGGGAGATCAAGCGCAGTCAGAGTTAGATATTGACGAAGAAGTATATGGTAACCTAAAACCTAAAGCGCAAGAAAGGTTTGAGCATTGGATTAATCGTGCTAAAGAATTAGAGACCGAGAATGAAGATTTAAAGGTATCTGGTGAATTGCATGATTATATCATGGATTCTGGTACCAATGCTGAGCAATTAAATTGGTCATTAGGTGTGTTTAAAAGTTTGAATTCTGGCAATTATGATGAAGCTGTACGAGCTTTGCAAGCTATAGATGAGTTTGCAGATCAAATAGGCCAAACTCTGGGTGTCAATAAAACGGAAGAAAGTGAGGCCACGTATAACGATTTTGAGGACTTATCGTCTGCTGTTGAAAACTTAGAAATTAGCGAAGATTGGGCAAATAGACTTGCAAATGATAGGATTAGCACAAGTTCACAACACCAAGCCCAAGCAGATTATCAGCAGTACTATCAGCAACAATTACAACAGCAATCAAATACACAAGCCGCCACAGATCAAGCTTTATCTTCTATAACAGAATGGGAAAATGATCTTATCGGCTCAGATCCTGACTTTGCTTCTAAAAAGGATGCCATGATGGAGATTAGCAGAGAAGTTGCTTCCTCTGATTTTCCACCGGAACAATGGCTAGGTATCCTTCAAAACCAGTATAATGTACTTTCGCGGGGAATGAGTGTCGCCGCATCCGCGAATGGAAATGCTAGTAAAAACTCTGGGCCCCTAGCACCTGGAAGAACAAGCGGTGGCGCAGGTAATGCATTGGAAAGTAATCAGGCTGAAGTTACACCGGAGTTTCTTCAGGCTCATCTTGACGCAATGCATAGTTAACAGGATTAGATGAGAGCTGGATTCATCACCAGTAGCACGTATAGGCCTTCGTGTGGCCAAACCCTGTTCCAATAAACTTACACATCCTTAGAGAGGTGAATAAATGGCTACTCAAACAGCATTAGCTGCAGCAGACATTACCCAACTAGGATATGTAGCTCTTCAGAATTATTTGAAGAATAAACCTATTGACCAGGTTGCGACGGAACGTCCCCTGCTCAAAGCTCTAATGGCAAAGAAAAAGCCTTGGGGTGGCGGTAAAGAAAATATCGTTGAGCAGATTCGTACAGGTTATGGTAACAACTTTGAGTGGTTTGGTGATTCAGCGCTAAACACTTCATCGGCAGTTACGTATAACACTCGTGATACTGTGAGACAGGCTTATTATCCTTGGAACTCGGCACATGACGGTTTCCAGTTCTCCGAAGACTACTTGCTTGGTAACGGTATTCTTATTGGTGACTCACAGAGCCCGCGCAACTCAAGCGCAGCGGGTCTCGTACAGCTAACAAACGTATTCAATGAAGCTATGGAAGTGCTTCGACTGGGTTTCGAGAAGATCCTCGATCAGTCTTTGCATCTTGATGGCACGATTGGCGTAGGTGGCGGTACTTCACTAGCTAACAAAGCGATTAACGGTCTTGATTTTATCGTTCCTTGTGTGTCCCATACGGGCACGATGGGTGGTATTGATCGATCCGCTAACACTTACTGGCGTAACCAAATCGATATGGGTGCTGGTCTCAATGTGACCACTGGCGCTTCATATGGTAGTGGATATGCAGGTGCGAATTTGTTAGATCCTATGCAGACGATGTGGCGTGCGTGTCAGAAGAACGGCGGAAGCCCGAACTTCATCTTGGCAGGTACAGATTTCATTAAGTCTTATGAAATCGCTGTTGACGCCAAACTAAGTCGTTATGCTGTACAGCCGGGAACGGCACAATCTCCTTGGAATTTGGATGCTTCGCTAGAAATTAAAGATAGCGGCACATTCACTGGTTTGTTCTTCCAAGGTGTACCTATTATCTGGGATCCGGTATTCGAAGATCTTGATGGTATTACTGGTGCGAAAGTAAGTAATGGTTTGACCGTTGACTGGGCCAAACGTTGTTACTTCTTGAACACTAACCATCTGACTTTACGTCCAATTCAGGATAATGATATGATCGCTAGGAAGCCTCCTCGTGAGCATACTAGTTATAACTACTACTGGGGCATGACATGGCGTGGCGCGCTAACCGCGAACCGCTGTAACTGTCACGGTGTAATTATGGCTACTGGTGCGTAATGTTGTATACGGAGGGGGCGAAAGCCCCCTTCGGTTTATTTTCAAAGGGAGAGAAATATGAATGTACCGATTTTAAATATTCTTGTAAAGAAAGATCAATTTTCTGCGATCAACAAGGTCTTACCATCGCATGAGCTACCTATATGGTTGGCTGGTTGGGGTCAAGAAAACATTGAAATAGTAGGTAAGGCTGACGAAAGACACGAAATAGAAGATATAGAGTCAGAGGTGCGTCGATTGGTAGAGGCACACGGAGAGCAGAAACTACAAGAAGTTTTTGGTGCGAGTTACATAGATGGTATCGAGGTTTCTATAAATCGTATTATAGAAAAGGAGAAAGGCGTAAATGACAGCACGAACGCTGCTAAGTCTAAGAACAGAACTAGGACAGAGGCTAGGGTTTAGTTCCTCTGGTTCTGGTGCAATACTCCAGGCTGACTTACTCAACTCTGCTCTAAGAAGCGGACAAGAACAATTATTCTATGAATTTGGTGATTTACTCACTCATAGGGTAAATGATACTGAGCCCGGAGCAACAGTTGCCGGCCAATCTTTATACGATTTTCCACCTGATTTAGACCCGTTAAAAGCCCTAACGATTTCGGTGCAACGGACGTCGGGTGGTACGTTTTATGAATTACTTGTTGGTATTAGCGTTGGCGACAGGAATGTATTGCCTGTATTAGATCAACGTTGGCCGTCTAAGTATGATATTAGAAACACTTCTGTAGTATCGGGCGTTGTTAAGCCAAGGATAGAGTTATGGCCTACACCAGATGCTGCTTACCCATTAAAATTAACGTATAATGCCAAATTAGGTGATTTTACGTTAGATACAGATTTGAGTACTATTCACCCGCAGTTGATTCTGCTTCATGCTATAACAACCATGAAGGCACACTACCAACAGGGTGATTTTCAATTGTATTCATCGCAGTTGCAAGCTTTATTAGGACGCATAAAATCAATAGGTTTGCAAGCTGGTGGATCTACACGAAGATACTTCAAGCAGACGCAGTCATTCTCGCTTGATCCAGCATCTTACTGGCCAATTGGTTCAGTTGTGACGCAACAGATAAACAATATCATATCTTCACACACGTATATAACGCCAGCAACTGGCAGTGATACATATATCGTAACATCGGATTCAACATAATATGCCTACAAAAAAAGTTATAGATATGACAGCGAGGTCTTCCTCGGCGCTGGCTTATGATGATTACCTATACTTAACCGGAGAGTCTCCCAATTTAGATGAAAAGATGCAGGCATCAGTTCTGCGGGATTATACACTTCAAGGGGTTAAAACAAGTGCTAATAGTGGTCTAGCTCAGACGTCTACACCATATGCGACTTCAAACCCAGACCGTGAATTAAGTCTCGACGTTGATAATCTAACAGCCGCTGGTGGTGGCACGGCTAGTGTAACAGATTACATTGCTATAGACCAAGGTGCAGGCACTAAAAAGCTATTAGTTGGTGATCTACCATTTGCAAGTTCTGTTAGTTCTGTATCTAGCGTGCTTGGTGGTACAAACATTGGTGTAACAGGAACTGGAAATGTAACTGTTAACTTGGATGCTACACTGACTGGATTGACGTCTGTAACCTCAACAGACTTTGTTGGTGCTCTTACAGGTAATGCAGACACAGCGACCACTGCTGCTACAGTGACAGGCGGAACACAGGCAGCTATTACTAGTGCTGCTAACTTAGTTGAAGTAGGTACTATAACAACAGGCGTATGGAACGGCACAGATATCGCCGCGGCATACTTAGCTGACACCGCTGTTACGCCTGGTTCGTATACTCACGCTGCTATTACCGTTGATCAACAAGGAAGAATCACGGCCGCGAGTAGTGGTTCTCCAGGCGATCTTACAGAGGTACAAGCTACAGCACCAATTCTAGTAACTAATGGTACAGGACCTGTTCCAACAATAAGCGCCGATATTGGCATTGCAGATGATAAATTAGTTCAGATAGATTCCGCTTCCGTAGCAGATAACGATTATGCAAAGTTCACGGCTAATGGTCTTGAAGGTAGAACAGCTTCAGAGGTTAAAACCGATTTAAGTCTAGATAATGTAGAAAATACAGCTTTGAGCACTTGGGCTGGTTCTACGAATATAACCACGTTGGGTACGGTAGCGACGGGAACATGGGAAGGCACTACAGTCGCAGTAGATCAAGGCGGTACCGGACAGACAAGTTATACAAATGGCCAATTATTGATTGGTAATACTACAGGGAATACATTAACAAAAGCCACGCTGACAGCTGGCTCTAATATAACTATCACAGAAGGCGCAGGATCTATAACGATAGCGGCAGCTTCTGGTGGTGATCCAGCTGGAACGGCCGTAGCCATGGCCATAGCTCTAGGAGGGTAATATGGCGAACACTTTTAAAAACGCAGGTGCTGCTTTAACAACTAGTTATCCAGTAACTCCAATTTACTCTGCACCAGCTGGTACTCAAAGTATAGTGCATTCTTGTATTATATCGAACATACATGCTACAGATACAGCTAATGTTAGCATCAAAGTACAAACAGATGGTTCTAATTACTTTCATATTGCTAACGAAGTTCCTGTTCCAGCTGGTTCTTCATTGGTGATAGATAAACCTATCGATATGGAAGCAAGCGATGACCTAGGTATCAAAGCTAGTGCAAATAGTACGTTAGAAGCAGTGTTAGGCATCTTGGAGATAGTACCCTAATGTCATATTTAGGCAAGGTAGACATGAATGATGCTGATATTAAGCATTATTCATTAACCGGATCAACAGCAACAACAGTAAATATTGGTTGGGTGCCACCCAGTGAGCAGAGTTTGCGCGTTACTATTAATGGTGTTGTTCAGCAGGGTGATACTTTTAGCCTCTCTGGCTCTAATCTGACGCTTGGAGGCGCATTAGTAGCCACAGATGACTTAGAGGTGGTCGGAATCCAGAGTGTTGGGAATTTAATTACCCCAGCAGATAATTCTGTGTCTACAGCTAAGCTTGCTGATGATGCGGTAACCCTAGCTAAGATGGCAGGACTCGCAAGAGGCAAGATTATTGTAGGCGATGCCTCTGGTGATCCATCTGCTTTGACGGTTGGCGCGGCTAATCAGGTATTGAAGAGCGATGGAACTGATGTGTCTTGGGGTGCAGATTCTGGTGGATTGTTTGAATCTTATTCAATATTAACAGATGAAAAAACAGCAGGAACTGATGGTGGCGGGTTTACTAGCGGCGCTTGGCGTACTAGAGATTTGCAAAATGTAGTGTATGACGGTATTGGTATAACATTTTCTACTAATGAGTTTGTTTTACCAGCGGGGAATTATTTGATCCAGTGGAGCGCCCCGGCATACAGTGTAAATTTGCATACATCACGGCTATACGATGTTACTGGCACCGCTGCAATTGAGCAAGGATCGACTGAAATAGCATCAAGCCTTCTAGGACACTACGCTGACGTAGTCCAGACTAGGAGCATTGGGTCTGCCCGTGTTACACCATCAGGAACCAACAATTACAAGATTGAGCATCATTGCGAGGATACGTATGCATCGGAAGGATTCGGTCATGCGGGTAATTTTGGAGCAGAAGTTTATACGATTGTATGGGTTTACAAGGAGTCCTAAATGGATATTAACCATTGCATTGACCATTTAGGTCTTAATAGAAACACTTACCGTTTAACACAGTCTAACCCGCCGCATGAGTTTATTTCATGGGATGGCCCTGATCCACAACCAACACAAGAAGAATTGGAAGCTGCGTGGACACAAATTCAGGAAGTATATAACAACGACTATTCTCGTAAACGAGAAGCGGAATACCCATCTACAGATGAATTAATAGTAGCACTTTGGGAGGGTGTTGTAGAAGAAAGAATGGCAGCAGTTACTAAACTAGAGGCGAAACGACAGGCTGTCAAACTTAAATATCCCAAGTGAGTTTTATCGTTGGGATTGCGCGAATAGCGCATTGGTTTTTAATACCTTTCTTGGTGGTATGGATGACGATAGCACCGAGTGACATGCTGCCTAACTGTCTCACAGAGGCTAAGGCAAAAATAGCAGAACAATTTAGAGGAAGTTACTTTGGCACTAACTAAGATTCAAGCATCAAATATAGCAGACGGGGCTATTAGTACGCCAGGAATAGAAGAAGATATTGCTCTTCTAGGTTTTAAGGTAGCGGCAAATGGTTCTTTTGGAAAATATAACCTTGTTGATCAAACCGAAGACGCTTTTATGGATGCTACTGGAATTGATGCTGGAGCATCTACGAATGCAGTTAGAAATGCTGCGAATTATTACAGCGGAACAACCGAGCTTGATGCTTACACATCCTTATTTATACAGAAAGCTGCAAATGGAAGTACTACTTTCACGGATGGGTCTGCTTCACCATATGCATTGACTGCAACGGGTGATATTGAACACTCCTCTGATGATTATAAGTTCCCGAATACCAGTATAAAAACGGATAATACAGGAGACTACCTAACCGTTGACAGTCCCGGTGCAAGTCTCGACTTTGGCACTGGCGACTTCACGGTTGATCTCTGGATTAAACCAACCGGCACACATCAGACGTGGGATGGAATACTTGAATTAGGCAATCACAGCAACGGTTCTAAAGGCTACGGCATCTGGTGGGATGATGATGGGATGATACGTACACATTTTGCTAGCACGACTATTAACAGTGCTGATGGTGCGATAGCAACGGGTGCTTGGCAGCATATCGCCTCGGTTAGAAATGGCACTGCGTATAATTTATATGTTGATGGTGTGTCTGTAGCAAGTGGTACAAATTCAACAGATCTTGCTTGCGACGGATACGGCGCCAAGTTATTAACAACCGTCCATGCTACTGATCGATCTTGGGAGGGTTACACAGATTCTTTCAGAATATCTAAGGGCATCGCTAGATGGACTTCTAACTTTACTCCGCCTACAACCCCACCAACGGGTGGTGGTTTGAATATGACGCTGGTATCTAACGCCACAACAGCAGAAGCAACCGCTACCAAGGGTGATATCGTGATGACTTACACGAATGGCACAGGTACAGCAGTTTTAAATACAGACATAACTGCTGAATTTAGTGCAGACAATGGGTCTAATTGGACACCCATGACTCTGGTCGCTCAAGGCACCACGGGTTCAGCATCGCCGCATTTTATTGTAGCCGCGCATAACGTGACGGCTGGAGTATCAGGCACGCAAATGAAGTATCGGATAAAAACTTTAAACCAAGGCGGTTCAAAAGAAACACGAATCCAAGCAGTATCTCTAGGATGGAGTTAAAATGGCATTAACTAAAGTCGACAAATCATTATTAGAAACTACATCCGGCACACCGAGTGCATCGACCTTTCTAAGAGGTGATGGAACATGGGCAAGTGCAGCCGCTGGATTCCATCGAGTAGTTGTTAAGACGTCTTCAGATGCAACCTATTCTCCTGACACCGGCGTGACTAAGATTGTTGTAGAGGGTGTCGGGGGAGGCGGAGGAACTGGTAATGCTACTGCGTCAGACGGCTCGGCTGGGGCTGGTGGAGGCGGCTATGTAATGAAGAAACTAGATGTTACTTCTTCTTACGTTATAAATGTTCAGGTAGGAGCTGGAGGAACTACTGGCACCACTGGAGGTAACGGGGGAGATACAACGGTTACTTATGTTTCTGGTGGGGTATCATTTCCAACTCTTACGGCTGGTGGTGGTCTTTATGGTCAGGTAAACAATTCTGCTGATGGTGGTGAGGGTGGAACAGGGACTAACGGTGATCTAAATATACAAGGTGGTGATGGTGGAAAGCCCGCAGGAGGAGCTTATGAAGCAATGGGAGGTAGTAGCATGTTTGGTTTTGGTGGGCATCAACTACAAAGTAGTTCAGGAATAGGAAACGGATATGGTGCGGGGGCATCTGGTAATGCTAATAACACAGGTTACAGTGGAAAAGCAGGCACAGCAGGTTTGGTAGTTATCTGGGAGTATAAATAATGAGCTACATAGGATCAGGACCACTCTACGGAAACTACCCAAGCGAGAATATCGCTTCTGACGGTACAGCTATCTACACGCTCAGTCGTGCTCCAGTAAGTGCATCTGGTATTATTGTCTGCTTAGATGGTGTGAAACAGAACGCAGCAGATGGTGCATATGCTGTATCAGGCACAACATTAACGTTTAGCGCTGCTGTGACTGCCGGTATCAACATAGAAGTGTTATATTTAGGCATCCAAGCAAATAGTGTGGTGATAGATCAGACGCTAGGCGCTGCAGACACAGATCAAGCGGCTATTATTAGAATCAATCACAATGATATTGATACATCCTTGGTGATTGCACCTACAGATAACGGCGTTAGCGCAGGTCCAATAACAATTTCTGGGAGTGCTACTGTGACCGTATCAGGTAACTGGAGTATCGTATGAGTAAGCTAAAAGTAGACCAAATTTCTAAAGCTACAGGTGCATCGCCTGCTATTTTTACTCTACCAGCAGCTGATGGAACTGCTGGGCAATTAATGAAGACTGATGGTTCGGGTAATTTGGGGTTTGTTAGCTCTGCAGTAGGTGGAAAGGTTTTACAAGTTATCTCTGATGGGACAAGCACAAACTGGAGTAGCACAAGTACTAGTTACGCAGACACAGACTTGAGTGTGTCGATAACTCCAGCATCCTCGTCGAATAAAGTGCTTGTAACGGTTTCGGCAAATTACGGACGAGCAAATTTAACTGGCGCATATGGGCTATATAAATTATTGCGAGATTCAACATCAATCGCAGAAGGTTCTTTCACCGACCAATATGGTCCAGCATTGGGATCACTTGCTGTGACAGTGCTTGATACGCCATCAACTGCAAGTGCTGTGACATACAAGGTTCAAGCAAGAGTAGATGACAATGCAAGCTCGATGATTGTGTATCTGCCAAGAGCTACAGGGTCAATGCCTAGCGGGGATACATATATTGGATATGCATCGATTACTGTTATGGAGATAGCGGCATGATTGATATAACTCAAACAATTCTCTCGATTGATCCAAACGCGCAAGTTATTGTCCGCGAAGGAATGGACATTGAGTGGCACGACGGAAATCCTAACGGAATCACGACAGAGCAAATAAGAGAAAAACAAGCGGCACTAGCTATCCAAGCAGAAGCAGATGCCGCCGCTGAAGCTAGCAGATTAGCTTCTGTAAAAGAAAAGCTAGAGGGATTAGGACTAACAACAGAAGAAGTCAAGACGGCTTTCGGAATATAACATGGCATCAACACTTATAGTAGATCAAATACAGAAGACAGGCGGATCGACAACTGCCTTAACGCTTCCGACATCTAATGCATCGGCTAGTCAGTATTTACAGAATGATGGTGCTGGAGCACTTAGTTGGGCTACAGTAGCTTCTTCTGGGTTTAATACAGTTACTACTTTCGCAGCGGGAAGTCATAGTGGGTGGTCACCAGCGTCTGGCACAACACAAATAATCGTACAAGTTCAAGCCGGTGGAGGCGGAGGTGGTGGTTCAAGCGCATCTGCTGGTGGAGGCCATGGTGGTGGCGGAGCGTTTGCTTGGAAACGCCTCACTGTTGTTGATACAGATACGATGGATATAGTTGTTGGTGCTGGCGGAACTGCCGGTACTGGTGGCGTTGCTGGAGGAACAGGTGGCACAAGTTCATTTACATCTGCATCAGGAACTTCTTTTACCGCGATAACTTGCGTTGGAGGCACTGGGGGAGGCGGGGCGTCTGGTGCAACTACTGGATCTGGCGGTGCTGGCGGCACTGTAACTTCTGCAGCCTCATCTTATGACTTTAGGATGGATGGGGCGGGAAGCGGCAATCCATCATGGACCGCTGGCGGTGACAGTTTTTGGGGAGCGGGTCAAGTTAGAAGTACTGGATATGGTACTGGAGAACCGGGCGTTGGGTATGGGTCTGGGGCACAAGGGTATAGTTCATCTGGTACTGCTGGTGGTACCGCCGCTCAAGATGGTTTAGTAGTCATCTGGGAGTATAAATAATGGGTAAATTAATAGCAGCGCAGATCGCAGCAAGCTCAACAGACGATACATTTAACATACCAGCGAATGATGGTTCTGCTGGTGAATTCTTAAAAACAGATGGTAGTGGTACATTATCCTTCGCTAGCGCAGCTGGTGGGTTTACTTCCATGCAGTTTATTACATCTGGCAACTGGACTCGCCCTACAGGGGTTACTAAGGTTATTGTAGAAGTTCAAGGTGCTGGTGCTGGTGGTGGTCATTCCGCAGCTAGTGCTTCCGGTGGGGTATCTGGAGGAGGCGGCGCAGGAGGATATGTCAGAAAAACGATAGATGTGAGTAGTATAGCCAGCGCAACTATAGGTATAGGAGCTGGTGGTGGTGACGGCGCTGACGGTGGAGATACGACATGGAGCGATGGCACACATGTAATTACGGGTACTGGCGGAATCAAAGGAGAAAACGCTAGCGGTTCTGGGACAAGGGATGGTGGACTTGGAGGGGTACCAACTGTCACTGGCGGTGGCACTCACTTTTTAGTCACTGGTCAATCTGGGATAAATGGACATCCCGGCGGATCGCCATCAGGCGGAAATAGCATGTTAGGTCTTGGAGGTGTATATAGACTTGATTCTGGTGGAACGGTAGGTGGTGGTTCTAGTGTAGCAACTGGTTATGGTGCTGGTGGTTGTGGATCAAAGAACGCTGGTTCTGCTACAGCTGGTGGTTCGGGTTCTGGTGGTATTGTTATCGTCTGGGAATTTAAATAGGAGGCCAAAATGGCTAATTATGCGGTAGTAAAAAATGGTGTTGTAGAGAATGTAGTGGTATGGGATGGTGTGACAGAGTTTTCTGTGGAAGGTTCTGAGCTAATTGAAGCTACGGCTGATGCTCGTATCGGTGGGTCATGGGATGGTAATGTGTTTACGTTTGTAGAGCCACCTGCCCCAGAACCTACAGCAGAGGAACTTGCACATGCTGAAAATAAAGCCAGTGCTAAGTCTAAACTGGCGGCATTGGGACTGTCTGAAGAGGAAATATCAGCAGCTTTTGGTATCTAAATGAAATACCTATTGGGAGCATTACTGCTGTTATTGCCGTTTAGTTCCTCTGCGGAAAGTCCAACATTCTTTAGAACGGTAGCACCTATACAGGCATTATGTGTGATGGGAGGACCGCAACCTATCATAGAGGAGTTACTTTCCAAGTATAATGAAAAGCCCGTGCATGCTTTGATGGTTACACCGACCATCCAGATGTATATTACAGAGAACTGTAACAACCCTAGCAGCACGCTTTTCTTACACAATAGTCGGGTCAATCAAACTTGTATATTCTGGTCAGCTAATGACTGTTTAAATACGATAGAAACAGAGAGTTTACCCGCAAAAACCCCTGAGGATAATACAGACGCATGAAACACTTGAAAGACAATAATATGGGTTATTTTGAGCATCTAGGTTTTGCTTTAAAGCTATCTGGACAGCTCATAGTTATGGCGGTAGTAGGCGTAATACACGCCGTATTTCCGTTTATTTTCGCTAATTCTGTATCTGCTGGCGTAAGAGCCATGGATGCTAAGCTTCAGGAACTGGCTGGATAATGGCAGAGAATAACGGCGGATGGCACCTGTCGAAAGGCCTAAGCGTATCACACATCCTGTCAACTGCCGTTATTGCTATTGGTTTCTTCACATATGTGACAGGGATTGAGCAAGAAACCGTGATGAATAAAATGTCTATCTCGAGTCTCGCAGAGAGGATGGATAGAACTGACAAAAGACACTCAGAGGAATTTGGGGAGATTAAAGAAATGTTGAAGCATTTGAGCGTAAAAATAGATCGTTTAGGAGTCAGACGTGATCAATGACCATTACCCCGACAGCGGCAAAGAAGATAGAGGAGATCCTGAGCGATTCAGAATGTTTAAGGATCGAAGTCAATGGCGGTGGTTGCAGTGGCTTCACGGTTGGCTTGTCCAAGACATCTGGGAGAGAAAAAGACGACATGCTATTGAGCGAGAATACGGTTATAGACTCCATCTCGGCGGGGTATTTGACGAACGCGACCCTAGACTGGGTAAATGATCCTTTCTCGCCTACGTTCAAGTTTGACATCCCCAATACCAAATCTTGTGGATGTGGCAATTCATTCCAATTGGAGGAAGCTTAATGGAATCATTAAAAAATTGGGTAAAGGAAAAACCTATTTATGCAGTAATTATACTCGCTGTATTAGTCTCTGTGGCCTACAACTTGTTCTAGTAGGATGCACGAGTCTAAAGAAAGCGGCGCTGATAGGGGGCGGATCGTTGGGAGCGGGTGCGATTGCCTCGATTGCGACATCGGGGACTGCACCTGTGTTACTGGCCTCAGCGGGAGGTGCCTCTGTGACAAGTGTGGTTGCGGACGTGATGACACCATCGAAAGGAGGCAGCATGCATACAGCAGCTAGTTGTGCCCCAGATAATTTCTGGACGTTGTTAGGATCTCTCGTAGAAATGGGAGGTTGGTTATTAATATTGATAGTAGTCGCGCCCATGGTGCTCGGTTGGCTATTACCGGGGCCGCTTGAGAGGGCTAAGAAGAAGAAACGGTAATGGGACATATAAAATCAGAGAGTTTTGATTCTGATGGTGGTATCTACCTGTATACTAAAGAAAATCCTAAGAACCCTCATGGGGTGAGGGAACGATTAGGTGGTCCGTTTAAGAGTCACGATCATGCTACAAAAGTTTCAAAAGAAGTATCTCGAAAGGTGGGGCATGGATCTAGAGAAGAGTACAAGAAATACGTGAAGGATGTATTGCGCGGTAAGAGGAAAAAGAAATGAAAATTGATCCGAAATTCTTTGGTTTTATGCTGTTCATTATCGCGCAGACAGGTAGTGCTATATGGTGGGCTTCTGGACTATCTGCAGAGGTAAAGCGTATAGGAGGCATCCAGGGACGCGCTATACCTGCTCTAGAGGCAGAAGCTAAGCAGTGTGGTATCGAGATACATAATCTCAAGAAACTCACAGGGGATCAGAAAGAGGTTCAAGATGCTGTAAAGGATCTGGATGTTATGGTGTACAGGTTGGAGTCTATTGAGAGTATGTTAGATAAAATCCTAGCAACCAAAGTAAGATAAGGAGAGATAATATGGGTTTCGTAAGACCTAAGCCGGAAAAGCATAAACCACTTCCAGGGGAAACTCGGAAAGAATCAAAACAAGGACGACATCTTGTTAACTATAGAAAAAAGCCAGCAGCACCTAAGGTAAAACAAGTTGACGACTTTGCTCACCTCAAACTTTAATAATGTCTGGTTTTACGTTTGAAGATTTCAGATTAGGTTTAGACCATAGAAAGTCTGAGCAAGTATCTGATGCCCGATCGTTGCAAGAATGCAAGAATGCATATGTAACATCTGGTTATGCTATCTCTAAAAGGCCAGGTATGGATAACCTCCATTCTTCTACAGCCTTAGATACTAATTTTCATGGTTTGTTTATGTTCGACCAAAAGTTAGTTACTGTTACACATGCAGCGGGATTTACTTCACCTCCTACGTTAGCAGGCTTTGGTATTGGCAATCCAATATCTAGCACCTTACAGGTTGTGATATGTCAGAATCCAGACAATGCTTCTGATACAGTCAAGCATGTGTGGGAGTTTTTAGTCTTCAATCGCAAACCTTATATTGTAGTAGAATTTACCAGTGGCACAATAAGACATTTTTATGGTACTCTAGCCGAACACATAGTTGGAACAGGAACAGTTATTACAGATGCTAATTGTCCCAATAGTAAATCAGCAGTAGTAAACGCCTCTAAGGTATTCGCTATAGGTACCAATGCCGCAGGTGATGCATATATAAAATACTCAGCAACTGAAGATCCTACTGATTGGTCTTCGCCCGACGATGCTAGTGGTGCACTAGGTTTGCCTGCCGGTTTAGAATCTCCTGATGAAGACGAAATTGTGGCGCTGGGGGTTTTCAAGAATCAATTAGTTGCATTCATGACTAATAATATTCAACTGTGGAAGACTGATCCAGATCCTTCATTGATAGAACTGGACTCAGTAGTAGAGAATGGTTACGTTACATATACAGATACTATAGCGCCGTTAGGTTCAGACTTAGTATTCTGTAATGTTGCAGGGTTTCAATCTGCTGGTCAGATGCTGTATACAGACAGAATGATATCAGCAGATATTGGGGCTCCTGTGAGCAATATAGTAAAACCTAAACTCGCTACGGATGCTGCTACGAACGAACCAATAGCCATACACTTTAGTGGTAATGATCAGTACATATGCGCGATTAAAGATGAGATGTTTGTATTGACGCATTCAACTAATGCGCAACTGACAGCATGGTCTAGATATACAATGGCGCAAGGTTCTGTGATTAGTGGTATATGCTCATATAGAGACTTGTTATACGTAAAGATGAGTAATGCATCTGGAAGTTTTATATTTGGTTTTGATCCAGGCAAGTATAATGATGATGTTGCTGGTTCAGTTACTAGCGATATTGACGTACAAATCACTAGTGGTTTTCAAACGTTAGGTGGTTCTGGTCGTTGGAAGAAGATTTATGGTATGGATGCTATGTTTGTTGGCACCGCCAATATACAGCATCGATGGGATGCTAGAACTCCCGACGCAAAAACGACTGCAGTTTCACTCAATGGAGACACGAGACCTACACCAATGGTACCGGTCGAATTAATGACAACAGAGATAAGTTTTGATATAACTCAAACAGCGAACTCTAATTTATTGGTCAATGGCTTAACTTATTATTATCAACCCCTCGGAGAATTTTGATGGGCTTATTTTCAGCAAAAGTGGAAGGTGGAATACCTGACAGAACCATGGCAAAGATCCCACTGGGTGATACTATGCCGGCGACCATGGGGCATAAAGGTCCTGGTTTCTCTGCAGTAGAACATTTAGCTAAGCGAAGAGCTGGTGGTTCTGGCATAGCTGATGCATTCAAAGCTGGTATCCCTACTGCTAGCAAGCGATTAGAGAAAGCCACAATCGACAGGGGTATGACAGACTTTGATGAGAAGGCTGTTTTAGCAGGTAAAAAAGCCAAGTTTGCGAAATCAAGATCAGGCATGTATGGTAGCACCGCTATGGCTGATGAAATGCGAAGAAGGGCGCGAGAGGAAGCGAGAGGACGCGCTGGTGTAACTAAGGCAGGCATTAAAGCAGGAAGAGATCTAGGTACGGCTTTGGGTTCTGATTATACTAAGATGCGAACAAGAGCAGAGGAAGGCAAGTTAACCCGTTCACCAGATTATGCTTTTGGATTACCTACTATGCCTGATGTAAGAACCCCGATTATCTCACCCATTATACCTACTTACAAAACAACTAAAAAGAAGAAGGCGGTCGTTGAAGAAGAAGGAGGCGTAGCTTCGGGCGCAGGTGATTTAGGTGACGGCACAGAAGGTTATGGTATAGACTAGGAGAATATAATGAGTGTAGCATCAGCAGTATTAGGGTTAGCGGGCGGTTATAGCGACAAGCGTAAAGCAGACGCTGAGAGTCTTCTTACTCGCGAATTAGGCAAACGCGGTACGGAGATGAAGGGTGAGGTACAGATGTATGGTGACCGCTCTGCAGCTCGTAAAACTGACCTAGGCACCCATAAACGTCGTTTAGAACGAGCGCGCCAACGTGGTGTTGAAGGTGTAAAGGGGCGACGTGGTGGCGAACGCGGTGCTATGGCCAGCGCCATGACTACCACACCTGGTACAGAATCCGCAAGAGTATCAGAGTTCAAGGCCGGCTTTAAAGACCCTAAGACACAGTTCCAAGCTGCTAATGCTGGTAACGCCTTTGCTGCAGAAATGGAGAAAGCCAGGGCAGAAAAGCAGAGATTCACAGATCAACTAGCCGCGTACCATGGTATGGACGAAGGCTATAAAGATCAACAGTTAGCTAATCAAATACTATCAGGCGAGATAGGTGCCAATGTAGCTGGTGGTGCCGCAGAGCAAGCAGCTATGGGTACTGATACCGCTATGGCGCAACAGGCACCCGATCACGCTTTGGCTCAGTTCCAAGATGCTGATGCAAGGTTTAAGAAGCAAATGTATGACAAATATTACTCATTACGAGATCATCCTGATTTTGGTGGTTTAAGTCCTGATGAAAAAGCTCCAATGCTTGGCGTACCACGACGAATTAAAGGTTCCTTGTTAGGTTCGGCAGCTAGCATGGCTGGCGCTTTCTTAGGCCCATCTGGGTTAGGCTGGATATAATGGCTGGCTGGGGACATAAACACTTAGCAGATTTAGGTAAGTCGTTACGACCTTACTTGAACCCTAGTGCTGTTGAAGAAAAAAAGAGTAAATCATCTCGTTATACTAAGCCACCTTGGCAGCGTGAACTCGAACAGACTGCTGCTTTAACAGCTACAGAGGCTAAGCGTCAAAGAGGCGAGTTATCTCTACGAAGAACTGCTGTTGCGAATCAAGCATTAGATCGCAAGGAAGCTGTGCGTGGTGCTATAGATGAGGCGCAGATGGTTCGCCCTGATGAAGTTAAAGGTGACTTAGCATCTTCATTAGCAGATGCTCAGGGTAGAGCTCGTTTTCCAACCATGGGCCGTGGTGGTCATTTGGAATCTATGCCAGCTAGTTATAAAGAAGCTCAAGCTGTTACATATCTAGATAAAGGTACAGACACCAAAGAAGGAGATATTCTTACCAAGGCGCTTAGTGGCGATATAGCTACTGATTATCAAGCAGAAAAAGATAAGTTAGCTCGAGCTGTTATAAAGGACGAGACGGCATTATTACGACAACAGGGTGTAATAGACGCTAATCAAATTCGCTTAGATAATGCTGCAGCTGCTCGAACCAAGAGAGAGTTGAAGGTTACACAAGACGCAGAAGATCGGGAAGCTAAGCTTGCAGCAAAAGCACTCAAAGTTAAGCATGATGAAGAAAAAGCTGCGTTACTAGCTAATGAGAAAGACAGAAAAAGAAACGAGGCTATAGCAAGAGAACAACGTAAAATTAGTCTTGCTAACATCAAACTTGCTAGGCAAAGACAAGAGCGACGCGACAAAGCAGAAGCAGATATTGCTAAAGCGGAAGCAGCAACGGCCAAAGCCTTAGAGGCAGCAGAGGCAAAAGAACAGAAAGCGTTTGATACAAAGGTTGAAAAACGTATAGCAGCAATAATGAAAAAACATCCAACCTCTCGTCAAGATCTTAAGGTTGGTGTACAAGATACTATGGCAGGTCAAATGTATGGCGCAGAGGGCGCTGGAGGATCATTACGCGCAGGTTTTGATGCCACTCAAGCCCCAGTAGCTGATGAAGAATGGGCGCGAATGCTTAGTCCACAAGAGCGTACTGTTATACTAGATCAGTTATGGAGGCATGCAGTAGATAGAGCTAACTCCAGAGGTACTAGCGCACAAAATGAATTCAATATGTTGAGTCTAGCGATAAGTCAGGGTAAAATGTCACCATATGATTTTCTTGATGTGACTACTATAGATCCAAACGCTCCCACTACGAGACGTGCTGAACTGCAATGGCCAGCATCTGCTAATACACTCAGAGGTTTCTTAGGTTCTAAGCTTAGAGACTTTGGTATAGATGCACCTCGCGTACCCATACCCATGGATGAGCGTGAAACTATAACGCAACCTGATATCCAAGTACGCAGCGAAGGTGATCTTCTTGCAGCCCTGCAACAGGGTGATACATTGGGCAACCACGTTTATGAAGTTAATGGTGTGGGTGCTTTCCAATGGGATAACGCTACGCAGAAATTTGTTAAACTTTATTAGGGAAATACATGGCAAATATTGATCCTTATGCGGTGATGTCCCCTGAGGATATGATCCGCTTTATAGAAGAGAAGCGACGAAGGGAGCTTGCCGAGCAGGCTAGAAAGGCCGCTGCATTTTCATCTGATTATGCCACTGTAAAACCTCCTGTGCCTATCACGCCACCCCCAACGTTTAATAGCGGTAATTGGGCACAGCAATCTCCAGGTACTAGTCGAAATTTTATACCAGCAACCACTATAGAATCTCCTCGTCATATGTATGATTTACACCCAAGAGGCGAGGGTGAGTTTTATGGTACTCCTACGGTTCCATTGGATCAGTATGAGGCTAGAACTGGCGTAGGTTCTTCACAATACCAAAGGGATATAGCTGCACAAAAGCTGAAAGGCACTATACCTGGCATTCCTATACAAGATCGTATGAGTGGTCCAGAGATGATGGCGCCTCAGTTAACTCCAGAACAACTTCAAGCTCGTCAACATTTAGGCGAAATAACTACGCAACAGTTACCTGGAACAGCGGAAGAAGAGATAGCACGAGCCAACACTCAAGGCGTTGGTCAACCTCATGTACCTATGGAGATGGATGCGCATTCTCCTCTTGGGGTTATGACGGATCCGGAAATAGCAAAGCCTCGACCGCCGGGTTATTGGTCATCGGTGGGTCAGATTACCGGTTCTGGTCTGAAGGATATTAGGGACGGTGTTATACTCACTGATCCTAAATCATTAGCGGAATCTGCGAAAGCCGCGTTAAGTATTGAGACTGCTATAGCAGAGGGGGTAGATCCTCAACAAGCTCAACTTACAGTAGCTAGAGAAGCATTGAAGGATATGCCACAATTGGTTGGTACAAAACAAGGTGATATGCTGATCAGAGAGCGCTATGACAAACTTCAAAGAGAATTAGGTTTTATACGACAATTCCCTGGGGCTAGGGAATGGTTGAAATATGCTATAGATCAGAATATACCAATAGTAGAGGGTTACCTTGAAAGGCAAGAAGCGCTAGCTATCGCTGCTAGGTTGAGAGATCAAGGCCAAATGTCATCTGAAATGTATAACACATTTGTGGAGGCTTCTGGTATGTTAGGAATCTTGATTCCAGGTTGGGTTGCGTCTTATGCAACAGGCGGTTTAGCTGGCGGCGTATGGTTTGCTGCTATGGTTGGTGGTCAAGACCAAGCAGATTGGAACGTTGCGCAGTGGCAGAATCAAGAAGCTATAGGTGAGTTACAATCTTTATTCGAAGCTGGTGTAACAGAATTAGCACCCGAACTTGTAGCTATGCAAGCGTGGATTAAACGGGCACCCAAAACACCTAGTAGAACAAAGATACCTAAAAATAAAGTGCAACTAGCCATGTTTATAGCAGATAAATTCGCTAGAAGCGTTGGTCTAGGTTTCGCAGCGGAAGGTGTACAAGAAGGCTCTACGGGTATCATGCAACTATTCACGGATATGAATCCCGCTCAACGTAGGGAAGCACAAGAATTGTTAAGCACAAGAGGTCTTGATGCTTACATGAATTATGTTGTTAATGAGGTGTATGGTGGCATAGAAGACGTACGAGAAAGAATTTTACATCAAACGGTAACTGGAGCATTCGCTGGTGGTATGGGTAGGGGAGCTTTTGTCCCATTAGAAGTCGCCCCTGTAGCTGGACAGATGAAAGGCGCTGCATTAGTAGAAACAGTAGATGCGTTGAATAGGATACGCCTTGGCGAGCAACTCACAGAGACACAACAAGAATACATCGATAGACTAGAACTGCGAGCTAAGGAGCACGCGGAGAAGATAGCACCTGGTGTTGACGTTGTTATCATTAATGATTTTATAAGAGATCCACGATTAGAAGCAGAGGGAACTATTCCAGAAGGTACATATAATAGAGATACCAATCAAGTTGTTGTATCTATACCAGGCACGATAGACGCTATGGGAGATGGTGCTAAGTTTACAAATTTTGCACCTATTATGAATGCGATTAGAAGAGTAATTGGCCATGAAGCTATTGGGCATGCTGGTTTAAATCGCTTCCCTAAGTTGACCGCGAAAATATATAGAGATAACGAAGCCGCAATTAAAGCTTGGATAGATAAATCTGATTATGTTCATGATTTCCCTGATATAGATAATAATCCAAATCAACAACGCAATGCCGCTGAAGAATGGGTCAACTCATTAAGTGAGAATGATTTCAAAACTAACAAAAAGTTAGGTTTGGCGATAAAGAACTTTGCTGGTAGAATACTTCCTGGTCAGGTATCTGCTGAAACAAATATCCGTAATATTGTTAAGGATTTAGCAACGCTTACTGCAGAAGATTTAAAAGGTGGCGTTAGCGCCGCACGTTTCAGGTTAGAGAGTCGAGAAGATATGGCTAGACAGGAAGCCATAGACGCTGCCCGAGCTGATGCTTTAGCTGAAGTGGAAGCAGAAGCAGACAACGTTGTACCTATCACAAGAGAAACTGCAACTGAAACTATACCTGCACTTCCATTAGCAGCATCTAAAAAATCTACAGACAAACCATTAAGTGAGAAGGGAGCAGCGCGAAGAGAAGCTACCAAAAAGATTCTTACCGGTGCAGCAGTGGCGGCTGTTCCATCGCTAGCCGCAACACCAGCGACCGTTCCAGAAACTACCGTTATACCAACAGCTACTGGTATACCTCGTGCTTCGCCTGTGCCAGGAATGGTAGAGGCTGCGGAAGCGGGAAAACTACCTCCAAGTGAAGGTTTAGTTTCTGTCAATGAAGCATTCGATGACTTTGATATGGATGTAGCACGAGCAGAAGATAAAGCTTATCAAGAGAAAATAGACGCTTTTAACAAGCGCGAAGCGGAAGCTAGGAGGGCAGAGCAACAAGCAAAAGATGAAAAGAAAGCAAAAGAACAGGCGGCTAGAGATGAGAAAGCCGAAGAGAATGCAGATACAGCTCGTTATATAGAGACTATAGAGAATATAATCAGCGTTTATGATGCTGACTCACCGATTTCAGAAGCTGCAGAGGATGGAACTCTAAAAGATCGCATCGCTATGATAGCGTCGCAAACTCCTTATACGGTGAAAGAACTTACTGATTCTGTCGATCGCTACGTAGAGGCTATGACTGGCGATGTCGTGTACTCTAAAAAATCTCGCAAAGATCAAACACCTGAAGAGAAGATTACGGGTGATGTTAATGATAGAGCTGCAAAAGTTTTTCGACCGGCTATTGCCGCTTTACGGGTAGATCCTGTAGAGAGACAAGCCCGTGCAGAACTACATAAACGTTTGCAGAAACTATTTGGTGCACCGGCTAGGAAGCGTGGCGTGCAGGCGGGTAACTTACAGGTTTATCAGAAGTATGCACAGGAAATAGTAGATGGCAACCTCGATGTAGTGAGTGACTTCATTGCCAAGTTTGAACCTAAGTTAACTGGTAAGGCAGAGAAGGTAAGAAAGGCAGCAACGCGCCGGGCACAAAGAGCTAAGCGTCTAGATAAGACCGATGCAGAGGTTATGAAGTATCGACCCAAAGGTACTCGTCATCCTATGGAGCCTAAGATGTCGTATCCGTTTGCTCGTTCTGAAATAGATGCGTTGGAAAAGGCTGGCGATATTACCGCTGAAGAAGCAGAGGCTCGTCGTCAAGGTGTTAACAGAATACGCCGCGTTTTCGCTGGTAAAGCAGGGCAAACTGTAAAGCGAATCCTCGCAGAGATGACATATGGTATTGGTAACTATACAGATATAGTGCCATGGTCTGAAGTTTATACAGAAGCTGAGATAGCTGAGAAGGGCGAGCGCGCAGAAGTTGGCGTAGCACAGGCAAGGATAGAGCGTTACGATCCTACCTCTCTGACAACAAAAGAAAAGATGGCGCTACTTAAGAAGCCTGAAACAGCGGAAGAGAAGGCATGGCTTGATGGTGACAACATGCGAGAACTTGGTAGTCGTAGAGAACGATTAGCTTTCTTACGCGCACCTGCAGAGTTTAAGAGTCCATCAGAACTTGCTGAATTTAAGGCTTGGCAGAAAGATCAAAGAGGTTTTAAACAAGCAGAATATAAAGAGAAGCAAGCGGCAAAGCGAGCGGCGCAAGTAAAAGCGGCAGAAGAGGCTGGTAAAGTTACTCGTATACCCTCTCAAGAAGGTCCGTTCACTCCTGCTGACGCAAGACGTATGTGGACAGATAAATCTAACATCACAAATTATGATCCCACTTGGTTTGATAGACTTAAGGATGACAACCTTACAGAGGATGATACCACATTCACAGTAGCAGGTCAAGAGCGTACTGTACAGGGTGAGGTAGTTGATCTAGACTCTATGAGCGTAGATGATGATGTAGTATTCAGCAAGGTAAAGAACCCTTCCAATAGCGTTGCAAGAGCGGCTACGTTAGCTAAGCAAGGCCAAGGTATGTCCACGCCTGCTTGGTATAAGAATCAAGAAGCCGTTGCTTTTAAAGCTTATCCTTATGATGATATGCTTACGCACTCTTCTGGCAGTGTTATGAGTAATAAGTTAAACTACATCGTTACGAATAATGGTGAAATACATCAGGTAGATCAAAAAACTTTTGATAGGGCTATAAATCCAGCAGCAAAGAAAAAAGTCAGTCAGAAGTTAGTTAACTGGAAGAGTGTGGTTTCTTCAGTAACTGGTAAGGATACATTACGCGGAGCTACTTTAGAACAAAAAATAGAAGCAGTATATAAATGGGCAAAAAAATACAATACAAACCCACCCGATAGTATAAAACGGGGGTTATACGAAAGCATTTGGGGTGAGCCGACGCGCTTGGGTAGTGCAGTAGCAGAGATGAACGCTCATACGCGTGGAAGATACTGGAGTAGAGAGCATGCTTTAGAGATGGATGAAGTTGCTACACCTCAAAGAATAATAAAGCTATACGAGGAGACTTTATCCGATTTAGAGCGGACGCAATTTTTTAGGGTTTTCAGCGAAGAAAACTACACAATGATGCCGCAGTTTTTGAACAAATACAAACAAGGATTAAATAATATATCTTCGTGGGAAGAATTAGTAGAAGCACAAAGTGTTTTGGATGATTGGTACAAGGAGGTTGGTAAACAACTGGCAAATAATGATACTGGATTTTTAGAGGCTCATCAAAATGCATTAAAAGCATTTTTAGATATGCATGGAGATAAATTCCCTACACAGACGTTGCCAGATTTCAAACCTGTAGATTTTGGTAGTAGTGGTGCTGCAATAAATGAACTATATACAGGTGGAAATAGAGAGCAATATATAGGCGCTTTATTTGGACCCCCGCAAGAACGCGCAGATGTTTTGTTTAATGATGTTACTCTGGCTATGGAAGCTGTAGACGCCGTTAACAATATCTTGCACTCAAAAAAGAAACGAGGTGGTAAGAAGGGATATACAGAACACTTTAACGACAGCTTCTGGTATAAACTGACTAGTTTCTTGTATGGCAAGCCCGTGCAAGCTATACGGGACGTAAACAAGAACACTCGCTTTGGCACGGCTAAGGGTACCATTACCGCTGCTGACCAAATTGCCGATCTTATACAGCGACATCACTCATCGGCGCAGCGCGCAGAGGGTTTAGAAGGTGGTACAGATCTCGTTCAAGACGTATCATTGAGAACTGGAGAATTCTATTCTGCGCTGTCTAAGATCTTTGCAGCTGCTACTAACCGTAAGGGTGTTATCGAACCTGCAGAGAATGCACAACTAGTAGATTTTCTAGCTGGCAAAGATGTGAGTTTCTCTAACCCTGAGATTGAACAAGCCGCGACAGAGCTTAAGTCTCTGTTGGGTGATATCTATGCTTATGCCCAGCAAGAAACTAAAGGACTGAAAGAGCCATTAGACTTACGTGGTGCTGGTGATACTCTTATTCCTCGCGTATGGAATATCGAATGGTTGGCTACCCGTGAGGGTAAGGCACAGTTTCTCAAAGAAATTTCAGATAAGTTTTCGCCGCCAGGTAGTACAACGCCTATCTTCGAAGATGCTGATATTACGGTAGATGACCTGTATGACGTAGTTATAAACTCAGGTGGCTTTGTACAAGGCGAATGGACGAATATCAAGGCTGATCAGACTAGAACCGAGAAAGATATAGAGAAGGATCTGAAAGTACAAGAGTATCTTGATATGCTTAACACAAGTGATCTTATAGATCTCGGACTAGTACTAGATGATATGCAAGCTGTGGTACCACGATTCATTCAGAAAGCTGTAGAACGGGTAGAGTATGCTAAACGTTTTGGCAAGAATGATGAAATCCTTAGAGAGATGATAAAGCAAGGTTTGGATCAGATTAGAGCCCACAATAGAGAAGCATTGAAGCTTAAAAAGGACGAAGATCCAATACCCTATATAGACGAGAAGAAGTTTGAAAAGTCTGTATGGGATATGTCTCGTATATTACGTAACAAGTATGGGTATGACATGGCTAACATGCCCACCCGTATATGGTTACAGCGTTTAACTAATGCTGCGACTATAGCTAAGTTACCATTGGTTGCATTAGCATCTATGCCTGAGTTCTTTACTCCTATGCTCAAGGGTGATGTATCTCCGCATCATTGGTTCGTAGACTTAATGGCTGCTACATCATGGGCTGGGTACAAAGGCATGAGTGGTATGTCGAAGTTATTATTCAACAAGCACTTGCCTGCGATGAGGAAGTACTCATCAGAAATTGAAGGCTTAGGTATCATAAGCGATATACAGTTGCTAAGAGAGTTAGGTATAGCCGATATACAAGCTATGGGTGATTTGGTATCTACTAGATACGCCAATCCTAACTTCGCGCGAGGTGGCTTAAGAGCTGGTGCTAAAGGTACATTAGCTGCCAAGATACCTAAGGGTGTTCGAGCTACGTTTA